AAATAATAGTTTGCTCTATCAAATAAAAGTTCAATCCGATAATTTGACTACTGCATTAGCAAATAATCAACAATTATCTCAGCAAATAAATGATTATTCAAGAATTAATGCTCAGCTTTCGGCTAATGATGCATCAGATGCAGCTCAAATAAATAAATTAACTTCGGCTAACGCAGCAGAATTAGCAACCGTATCAATTTTAAACCAACAAATATCAAATTTAAACCAACAATTAGATGCTAGTCGTGCAATGGCAGATTCGTTAAATGGACAAGTTAAGGAATTAAATGCGTCATTGTCACTAGCCCAATCTAAGAATTTGATGGAGCAAGGATTGCTATCAACATTACAAAATCAATTAGCTTCACAAAGTCAAATAATTAATACTCAACAAGTAATAATATCTGCTCCTACGCCTACCTCTGGAACTCTGATGTCTACTGTCGATACTCCAGTAGTAGTACAAGCTCCTACGCCAGTGCCGACTCCGTCATTTGTTGAATCACAATTAAGTGTAAATCAAGCTAATATAAATACTACTCCAGCGACAACATACACTCAACAAGGTGGAGGTGGAGGTGTATCTACTCAAGCAAATAACGTAAACTCATCGAATCGCAACTTTCGATACTGGCGCAGAACAGATGGTGTTATAATTGGAATGCCACCAAGCGCTCGTATTCCCTCAGGTTGGACGCCTGTCGACAATCCTCATCAGAAAACCTCTCCTATAACTATACCACCTATATCGGTTGCACCTATACAAAACACCCGTAACAATAATGGAACCGGTGGAGGTGGAGGTGGATGTTTCATCGAAGGTACATATATCACATTACCAGATGGAATTAAAATGCTAATCGAAGAAGTAAAAGTTGGAATGGAAATTTTAACATATAATGAAGATTACGAAGAAAATGAAATAGGAATTGTAAAATCTCTAATACAACCTTCAGCATCTAAATTTATCTTATTAGATTTTATAGATGGAACTGGAATACAATGTACCCCTGAACATCCATTTTGGATTATTGATAAAGGTTGGAGTTCTTTCGATCCTACTTCTTCTATGGAATTACACGATTTAGAAGTATCTCAATTAACTGAAGGAGATGTTGCATTAAACGAATTTGAAGAGCAAATAGTAATCGAAGGAATTACAGAAATAAGCTATAAGAAACCTGTTAAAGTTTACAACTTAGAAATAGAAGACAATCATACTTACTACGCAAATGGTATCTTAGTACATAATAAAATAGCTTAATCACTAGCATCAGAATAATATGATATTACAAAATAGAAACGACTTATTTAAAGTCGAGCTCCCAAAGACATTTATTCCTGAAGAAATCAAGAATAGATATTTACCATATATACAAAGAATGCCTACCCCAGTCAGAAATGTTTCAGACTTAGTAAATTATTCTATTCAATCTATTACGATACCTAATTTTAATTATTCTCCTATTGAACAAGTTAAACCAGGTTATCAGGATGCAGCAAAAGGTACAACTCGTAAATTTAGACAGGCTTTATCTCCAGAGATGTTAATTGATAGAAATTTCACAGTAACTTTTCAATTGCTTGATGGTAATGTTAATTATTGGATTATGTTAGAAACTTTCTTCTATTATTATAAATTCTCTACAACCAATCCTTATTCGGTTAATGTACCTATTAGGATATTTGATGCAGAAGGTAATGCAATGTATTCTTCTATTTTTACTGATTGTTTATTTACTGGATTAAATCAATTTACGATGTCTTATTCTGAAATAACTCCAGAATTTAGAACTTTTGAAGCTACTTTCGCCTTCAACGATATGCAAATAGACTTCCAATTACAATAAAGATAAATACTATATGAAAACATTTAATGAACTTAAAGCTCTTATAACTGAAGCAAACAAATTTTCTTCTCATGGATTTACATTTACCATCATGGGAGGTAAAGACCGAGACGGATCATATGTTAGTTTCTTACCTGACAGCAAAACTCTCGATACTTATTCTAAAGATGAAATGGCAGGATGGATTGATTCAGTCTTTAATAATATGGATTTCTTTAGAGATTGCATGATTTGGGAAAAAAATCATGTTGCAGCCGGATTAGTTTTTCGCATTAACGCTAATTATTTAGCAGATTCATTACTAAAAGAATTCAAATCATAATGAGAACATTTAAAGAATATCTTCTAGAAGAAGGTCGTTTTACCGAAGCAGAACTATTAGAACTGAACGAAAATTTAAAATCTGAGCTTACTCCTGAAGAACAATCTAAAGTAGATGCTGCAATAGAAGCATTTTGTGCTGAATATATGAACAACAAATCTATTAAAGACCTTAACGAAGAACTTACTAACGAAGGATTTTTAGGATCTATTTTAGGAGGTCTTACCGGTTTTGCTTTAGGTTCATCTATCGGGAAAATTATTGCTAATGTTTTAGGAATAGAAAAAGGCGTAGTTTATGATATGTTAACTAGTCGTTTAGTTGGTGCTGCTTTAGGTGCTGCTTTAGGCAAAAGAATATAATATGACTACAATAGGAATTGATTTCTCTATAAACTCTACTGCAGTAGCAATAAATAAAGATGGTAAACTTACTATCTTTTCGTTCGTTCCTAATTATCGTTCTGAACTTGCCGGATTTAAAATTCATAAATCCTTATCTGATATGATTAGTGTTATTTCTTACGAAAAAGGAGGTAACACTAAAGACGCGTTAGCCGATCAAAGAATAAAACTACAAAATGCTGACAATCTATCAGATCAAATAATTGAAGCAATAAAACCTCACGTAACAGAAAATCCAGAAATAAGAATCGAAGGATTCTCTTTCGGATCTAAAGGAAATTCATTTATCGATTTGGTATCATTCAATACTTTCCTGAAAGTTAAGATTATTCAATCTTATGGCCATTGCATAGATGTGGTGCCACCAAAGTCTCTAAAGAAAATATACACCGGAAACGGAAACGCTTCAAAATGTGATATGTTGCGTAAGTTCTTGGAAGTAAAAGACACTCCTTTCAAATTAAGACTTGTAGAATTAGGACTTGATCGAGCAGAGGAATTTACTCTACCAAAACCAATCGACGACATCATAGATTCAATTGCTTTGTCTTGGGTTTCACTATAACAAGCAAACCTTGGGTTTCCCTTGGCTTTGCCTCGGAATAAACTTCTTCAATTTCCTTGAATACAAGTAATCATTATATGACTTTAAGGCCTGTACTGTTTCATAAAGTCAATTTATTTAAAAATATATATTATATGAAAACATTCTTAAACTATACAGAATTCGTTGAATTAAACGAAGAAAATAAAAATCCACCAGATATTGGTTTATACAGTAAAGGTGGCCGAAGAGCTATTAAAGGAACTGGATATGTCGACAAAGAAAAGGCGGAATCTAGTTGTAAAAAATTAGATGCATTAAAAAATAAAGGTGAACATCAATGGGCTATGTCTATTGCTACTACGATGATGAACCGAGCAGAAAAGCATGAACATCAAACCGAAGGTATGCGAGATGCAATCAAGGTTTATAAAGAGTGGATCGAGAAAAACAAGAAAAAATAAATTTAGTTTGTAGATTTAAAATAAGATGCTAAATCCAAATTTAATAAACTTTGAATCGTATAGAAATAACTATCAAGAGCTTTTAGGCAATAAAGAAGATTATTTTATATTTGTCAGAGCTTTAACCGAGAGGAATTACGATCTTTTCAAAAATATCATTAATCCTAAAAATTTAAAGAGAAGCTGGAAAGCTAATCATTTAGACCATATCTATTCAATATCCCAAGGATTCAAAGATAAAATGGATCCTTTTTTCTTGGCACATCCATGTAATTTACAAATGCTAAAAGCTCGAGAAAACAAAAAGAAAAATTCTAGATGTGGACATACCACAGAAGAGCTGAATGAAAAAATATCAAATTTTGGTGATGTTTGATGAATCCAAGAGGATATATAATTCATATAACAAGTAAGTAAAGACCCTAATAACTAGTAAGTAAAATCGACTGATTAATTTTAGTCCGGAAGTAAGTTAAGAAAGTAGATTGAATCTATCTAATAAGTAGGTCATATTAAATAAACAAAGTAAATAAAACGTAAGTAAAATGGAAAACAATTTCGACATCTTCAACATTGGCATCGACGCATACCAAGAAGAAGCAAAACCTGCATCAAAGAGCTCAGAGTTTAAAACTGACCCTAAGCTATCTAAAGACTCTATCTACAGAGCAATTGTACGATTCGTACCAAACATCAAGAACCCTAAAAAATCTATCGTTAAGAAATTCTCCTATTGGTTAGAATTGCACGAAGGTGAAGGATTCTACGTTGACTGTCCTTCTTCGGTTAACGAAAAATCAGTAATTCAAGACACATTCTGGAAATTGTTCAAATCTGAATCAGCATTTGACAAAAAACAAGCAGAACACATCAAACGTAAAGAATACTACTATTCTTATGTTGAGATTGTGAAAGACCCACAACGTCCTGAATTAGAAGGAACAATTCAAATTTTCAGATATCCAAAGGCTGTTAAAAAGCTAATCGATGCTCAAATCCAACCGGATGCTACAGAGATTGAAATGGGTACAACACCAACAAATATCTTCGATTTCTTCGATGGTAAAGATTTCTCTATTAAAGTTACTCTTAAAGGCGGTTATTGGAATTATGACGAATGTAAATTCGCAACATCTAATTCACCAATCTCGGTTAAAGGAGTTAAAATGGAAAACAACTCTGAATCTCGTAACTTAATCCTTTCTCTATATGATGGATTACAACCACTTGAAGAATTTGACTTTAAACCATGGTCAGATGAACAAAGAGACAGAGTTAATAAATTCTTAGGTGAATTAATTGGTAATCCAGGTGCTGCATATTCTGCAGTAACTACACCGTCTACTCCTTCACAACCAAGTGCAGTAGCACAATCTGCTCCAGTTAAAACTCAAAACCTTGCTGAAGTATCTTCTGATGCTGTATCAGGTAATGATGGCGACATTGAAGATTGGTTAAAAGAGTTTGATATTAACTAAGATTTCTTATTTAATAACTCAAAGGCATTCATTTCGATGAATGCCTTTTTTACTCTCTACTCATGGAATTAACAAAACAAAAACAAGACGAAATAACGGCAAAGGTTCAGAAAATACTCCTTAATAATTTTTCTGGTCCTAAATCTTCTATTAAAATAAATAGAGATCGAATCAATTTTGCATGTCCTTATTGTGGTGATGGTTCGGATATCCATAAAAAGCGAGGAAATATCTATTGGAAATCGCTTTCCTTTCATTGTTATAATGGCGGTTGTCAAAAGCGTCATGCTAATGTCGTAGAATTTCTTAGAGACTTTGACCAATCAGTTACTAATAAAGACGATTTGATGTTCTTTCTTGATTATATTCGAGAAAATCAAGTAATCACACCTACAAAAGATTACATGGAACTTACGGTCTTTGAAAATCTTAAAGAATATTCTATACCATTAGAATTAATTAAGAAAAAACTTAATTTAGTATCACCGAAAGATAATTTCAAAATTGAAAGATATCTTAAAGGCAGATTTCTGCATAATAAACTAGAATATTTCTTATACGATCCTAAAGAAGAACAACTTTATATTTTCAATCTTACACCTGACAAACAACATACTTTCGGTTGGCAGATTCGTAATTTTAAACCTAAACGAGAAAAATACGTAAGTTACAATATCGAAAAAATCAATCTATTAGTATTAGACCGAGAATTAAAAATGCCAAATGACGAAGCAATCAGAATGAATACCCTAAGCATTTATTTTAATATTGCCCTTGTAGATTTTATGAAACCTGTTACAATTTTTGAAGGACCTATCGATTCGATGTTATGTCCTAATTCTGTGTCTATTTCAGGATTAGATAAACCAACCGATATGTTCGATGAAATTCCAACAGTTAGATATTTATTTGACAATGACCATGTAGGTCGTCGAAAAATGGAAGAAAAACTAAAACGAAGAAAAACTGTTTTTATGTGGAATAAGATAGTAAGAGACTTTAAAGTTCAACCTAGATTAGCCGACATGAAAGAAGTTAAAGATTTTAACGACTTAATAAAGTACAGCTGGTTACAGAAAAACGATGCAGCAAGAAAATACAACGAATATTTTACGTCAAACCCTTTGGATATTAGATCAGTGTAAAGTGGAAGAAGAACTTGATAAATTTGATAAACGAGTTGCCGATAGTAAAGGTAGCTTTAAATTGATAGTTGATTTTAATCAACTAGAAGTGGAATTCAAGGGAAAACAAATTGACATTGGTAGCATAAAATATAAAAAGAAAGAAAAACCTAAGACTAAGGAGGTAATTAACTTTCGTAAAAAGAAATCGAAAAATTCTAACGACTTATTCTAATGACAGACGAAGAACAAAAGGTATCTGACCTCGAAACGGCATTAGAAACTGAGAGAGGTGAATATGCTAGAAAGATTAGCGAAATCATTAAGATGATATACAAAATAGACCGAGTTGCAGAAGCTCAGGTCTTGATGCTGTCTTTTAGGCATATGATGGTTGAGAAATTAGCCAAATATCGATCTGCGATATATAATAAGAAATCAAATGATGCAAACTTTAGAAAGCTTAGATATGAGTATTATAAGACTGCACATAACATAAAATTAGACTATAAAGAAATAAACGACTTTATAAATTCTGATATGTCTTTAAGGATTAGACAAACTAGCCTTTTAGAAAATCAATTGACGTTCTATACGCAATGTATTGAAACGTTAGATCGAATGGGGTATTCTATAAAAAATGTAGTTTCAATCGCTGAAATGAATCATAGAAACTCATAGAAAATAAAATTTAACCTATGCAATGGGATCTAACACATAATGACAAACTTTTAACTCTGACATCAGCCTCAGAAATAGAAATGGAGCAAATAAAGCTTTCATTTACTAGAGAAGCAGCTAATGCTAAATGGGATCCTCGAGTTAAAAAAGGATGGTGGGACGGTAAAATAAGCTACTTTAAAGGTGGTCGATATTTGCCTTCAGGCCTTTGGAATGAAGTTGTGAATGTTGGTAAACAATACAATTTTGAAGTAGGTATCAATGGCATAGAGCGTAAATTTGATACAGACATAAACAAAGAAGATTTTACTGAATGGGTAAATCTTAAATTTGCTAATTCAGCTAGAAAGCCTAGAGATTATCAAATAGAAACTGCGTTTCAAATCATTAAATACAAGAGCTGTTTGGCAGAATTAGCTACATCGGCAGGTAAGACATTGATTATTTTCATGGTAATTTCTTTTATGTTAGAAACTAGAAAGAGCCATAAAGTTTTAATGATCGTACCTACTGTTGATTTAGTTGTTCAATCATCTGAAGACTTTTATGAATATAATACCGACTCGGTTAATATGCAACTACAAATACAACAAATATTCGCAGGATCTGTTATTAGAGACGGTGCTAATATTGTTGTAGGTACTTACCAATCTCTAGTTAAAAAAGACAAAGAATATTTTGATTCATTTGATACGGTTTTAGTTGACGAATGTTTGCATCCGGATACTTTAATTTCTATGGCAGATGGAACTTCGAAAAAAATAACAGATGTTAAAGGTGGAGATTTAGTATTAACTACAAACGATAATACTTTAGAAAAGGAAGCTAGAGTGGTCGATTTCGTTTATCATAATCTATCTAAAAATAATCAAATGTTTGAATTAGAGATGGAAGATGGAACCGTCTTGAGAGTAACTGGTAATCATAAAGTCAAATTAACTACAGGGAAATATAAAAGAGTTGATGAATTGACTTTGGATGACGAAATTTTAGAAAATAGATACATTTAACCTTATGAGTTTAAATATATAAAATAAACAAACTCATATGACGAAATCCGAAATTTATGAATATATTAATAAAAATAAGATGAAATTCTTAGGATCTAATATAGGCACATATGATGAGAAATTAGATAATTGGATAAGGTCTCAAGGATTTAAAATACCGGTATTTGGTTCACAAAATGTTTTCGATTATTTGAATGACGATAAAGGTAAATTTTGTAACTGTGGAAAACCTAATAAGTTTGATACCTTTAGTCATGGTTATTCTAAATTTTGTTCGAAAGATTGTTTATATAAATGGAGGTCTGTTAATATGATTGGTGAAAAAAATAACATATACAAAGCAACACCAGAAACCCTAAAAGAAATGGGTAAAAAAAATAGCATACGTATAAAAAAATCTATCGCTGAAGGAAAATTCACTCCATGTGTAACTAACTCGTGGGCAAAATCAAGATGCATTGTTGAAATTACTCAAGGAAATATTATTAATAAAATAAAATGCAGATCTTCCTGGGATGCTTATTTCCAGATTAGAAATCCGGAATTATTATATGAAAGAATAAGAATTCCTTATGTTATAAAAAACGAATTACATAATTACATAGTAGATTTTGTTGATATAAAAAATAAAATTATATATGAAATTAAACCTGAAGGTTTATGTGATTTAGAACTCAATCAAATAAAATTCAAAGCCGCTCTTGATTGGTGTGAAACTAATCAATACACCTTTAACATAATATCAAATGAATGGTTTGAAACTAATTATGATGAATCTTTATTAAAAGGCCAACCGGATGAATATAAAATAAAAAGATTATTAAAACAATTTAAAAATGAAAATTAAAAGTATAAAAAAAATAGATTATACTGGCGATGTTTATAATCTTCGAATAAAATCAGAAGACGGTAAAAACCATAATTATTTTGCAAATGGCTTGAATGTTTCGAATTGTCATAAGGCAAAATCTCAATCGATCAAAACTATCTTAGAAAAATGTGAAAACGCTGATAGAAGATTTGGTCTTTCTGGTACAATTCCTAAAGAAGGATCTTTAGATAGATTGACTATTATGGCTTATACCGGACCTATAATTTCATCTATTAGTGCAGATTTCTTAATTGAAAAGGGACATATCACTCCATGTGAAGTTTATGCAATAGAAATGGATTATGCACCACAAGAAGTAAAAGAAGGATTTAAAGTTTTACATGCTAGATCTGAAGATGATAGAAAGAAATTGCTTAAACTTGAACAGGATTATGCAATACAATCAAATGCTAGGCTGCAATTTATTACGGATATGATTTTAAAGAATCATAAAAACTCTCTTGTACTTTTCTTTAGAATCGAATACGGTAACAAAATCTATGATATGCTAAGACAGAAAACTGTAAGGAGAGTATTCTACATCGATGGTGGAACCGACAAAGATGTTCGTTCAAGTCATAAAGAAGGTCTCGAAGAAGGTGAAGGAAAAATTATGATTGCATCTTATGGTACATTCTCGACAGGTATCAATGTAACAAATATTCATACCATATATCTCACAGAATCATTCAAATCTGAGGTTATTATTCGTCAATCTATTGGTAGAGGACTTAGAAAACATGAGGATAAAAAGAAGCTACTCATCATTGACTTTATAGATGATTTTAGAGTTGGACGATACAATAACTATCTATACAAACATGGTTTAGCTAGACAAGAAATCTATGACGATCAGAAGTTCCCTTTTCAAGTCAAGACCGTCGATGTAGGAAAGATATACAACACATAAACAATTAGATATATAACTAAAAAGTATCTAACTCTAATGGCATTACTTAAATTTAAAGCCTTTTCTAAATCACTTAAGGAAGAAAAAATCCAAAAGGAATTAGACAAAAAGGCTTCTGACTATAAAAAAATCTATTTAGAAAAACTTCAAACTTATGGAGTTACGGATGCTTCACATTTAAACGACGATCAGCTAGAAGAATTTTTAGAGAATATGAAGTCTTATCGAAATAAACCAACTATTCAATCAGAACCATCAGATATATTATAAATGGCAGAAATTCAAACATTAAGAGATGTATTTCGTAAGGAAGGACTTCAATTTGTACATAAACTTTTCGATAATTTTGTAATAGTAAGCGAAAAGCTTAATGCGACTAGGTTTGCCTTCGAAAAAAATTCCGATGGTACTATCGAATTCTATCGTAAAGATGGGAAGATAACTGCTATCGAGAGAACTCTTAACCAAATATTTGAAGAGCCAATAAATTACATTCAAAGTCTTTCTCCTGAAATTATTAAAAAAATACCAGTAGGATATCGATATGGCTTTAGATATTTTCATTCAACTGAACCTATCTACATCAAATATGATAAACTTCCACTTAATGGTTTAACACTTACTGACATCATAAAAATTGATGGAAATAAAAGTAAAGTTATCGATGATGTTGCAGTTCAAAATGGCATTGCTGATTTGCTTATGGTAGACAAACCACCGGTAATTTGGTATGGTAAACTAGACGACGTTCAGAAAACTAGATTAACGGATTATCTTAGAACTTCAGAGGAAAAACTACTAGAAAAATTTAAAACTACTTCGTTTACTAAATACTTTATTTCAATAGTTAATCCTTCGTTGAAGAAAACCGCCTTAAACGACGATATTGATAAACCAATTGACTCGATAATATTCAAATTCATTGGTGATTCTAATTCTGACATAGTATATGCAAAA